CCTATCCATTCACCTATCCATCGACCAAGTTGAAAGCCACCAAGCAATCCAACCGTAGTTGTTATTGCCTTTGTTCTACCGCCCATAGGAAGTTTTGACGCGTAAGTGCCATATAGTTTGGGTACTACTTTCGTACCTCCCGCTACAACAACGCCGGTCGCGGCCCCCACGGACTTGAAATTATTAACCATACTTTGCGCGTTCTGAAGTTGTTGTTCTTCCGCCGACATCATCCGCGCTTCCGCATCAGAAAAAACATTAAATACAACAAAATGATTTATCTCATCAGTCCCAACATTAAGTGGATACTCTAAATTATTAATAGGTTTCATTCCCACTTCAGAATCAAACTGGCTAACCAAATCTAATTTGTTAAATATAGTATCTTCGGGGTAAACTCCATCACCAAATAAAGGTTTTAATGAATCTCTTGCACTTGCCATACAAATCTCCTATTTTATCTGTAATACATACTTATATATGGCATACAAAGGTAGATATAAACCAAAACAACCGAAAAAATATATCGGAAATCCTACTAAGATTATATATCGCAGTTTATTAGAAAAAAGATTCATGTTGTATTGCGATAAAACGGATGCAATACTAGAATGGGGTTCTGAAGAAGTCATAGTCCCATATAAATCTCCTATTGATAATAGAATGCACAGATATTTTGTAGATTTCATAGTAAAACTAAGAAACAAAGACGGTATAAATGAAACACTTTTAATAGAAGTCAAACCAAAGAAGCAATGTTCTGCACCTAAGAGGCCAGAAAGAAAAACAAGAAGATATCTTACAGAAATAAAAAATTGGGGCATTAATTCTGCAAAATGGAAAGCGGCAACAGAATATGCAGAAAATAAAGGATGGAAGTTTATTATTATGACAGACGAAACACTTTCTCCGTAACTTTTACATATATAATTATATGCCAGATGAACCAATAGTACCGCCACCAAGTGAGGGTGATGTAAGCGAAACTGCACACTTAGGTGATAAAAGCGCGGGGTCGTTTTATGAATCTGGTCATATCCACAGTCCCGATATTATTCTTTCTCGTAAAAATGTTTTTGATGCATTAGACGAACTGTTTAAAGAGACCGGTATTAAAAGAGGTTCAAAAGAAGCATTAAGATGGTATAAAGAATTGGTTCGCGAATTGTTTGATACTACTGATGTTACTCCCGAAGAAACTTTCCTGAGAGATGAAAGCAGGATGATACAAAAATCTGGGATGCAGAAAAGAACTGGAAAAATGTTTTTGTTTAATTACAAACCAAAACATAGAAATGATTTAAAATATTATGATACACTACCGTTAGTTTATGTTATAAAATTTACCAAAGATGGATTTATGGGATTGAATTTACACTATCTTGATATGAAAAGAAGAACTCATTTATTTAATAACCTACAAGTTCTTTTGAGTGGTTCGATTGAGGATGATATGACTCGTCTTCGGATTAACAATCAAATATTAAAAGGTTCTCGTAAATTTAGGTGGTATAGACCTTGCATTAGAAGATATAAAACAAAATTCATAGGTTCTAGAATTTTACAAATACCACCCAAAGATTGGGGAGTAGCAATTCATTTGCCCGTTGAAAGATTCATCAAGAAACATAAATATCAAGTATGGGCAGAAAGCAGACAAGAAATGTTTAGAGAAGTAGAAGGAAGTAAGGACCAATAATGACAAAAATCCCAAGCACAATCAACAGCCTTATAGCAAATATAGCACACTACGGCAGTTCATACCCACACAAATATGAAATAATGTTTACTCAACTGGACGCGCTGTCAAATCTTCGTTTGTGTGTGTCGTGTGAAACTTGTACTATGCCTGGTAGAAATATTTCAACACAAGACATCAAAATACACGGACCTATAACTGAAATGCCTTACGAAGTTTCATATTCGGGCGATTTAGATGTTACTTTTAAACTTTCTAAAGATTTTAAAGAAAGAATAGTATTTGAACAATGGCAAAATGAATTCATTACCAATCCAAAAACCCACAACATAAAATACTTGGATAATTATAAATCAGAAATAGAAATAACACAATTGGATGAAGAAGATAAACCAATACACAGAGTTGTTTTAGAAGATGCATGGCCAAAAACAATAAGTCCAATAGAATATGGCGATGAAAGAGGCGGAGAGATTAATAAACAACGAATAGGATTTTCTTTTAGAAAATGGAGAACTGAAAAACCAGACGAACCTGGATTCCTCGAAGGAATTCTTGGTAAATTAGATTTAGTTGGAAGATTGGAAAGAGCAATTATGCCTTTTGGTGGAGCAGACTCACCCATTCCAATGATACCAACAGCAATAGGCGGTCATGTTGTTCGCCTTCCTTGGGGATTAGACCCAAACCAAATGACAGGGCAAATTGAAGATTTACTTGGAGATGCTCTTGGAGATATTATTTAAAATAATGGAGAAATATTATGAAATTACCAACAATCACAGTACCAAAATATAATGTAACAATACCAACAAGCGGAGAAAATGTATCCTTTAGACCTTTTGTAGTTCGAGAAGAAAAAGCATTACTGATGTCCCTTGAAAGTGAAGATATTAGTAATGTAATAAATAGTCTTAAAGACATTATCACCAATTGTACTTTTGGTATTGTAGACCCAGAAAAATTACCACTTGCAGAAATGTGTTATTTGTTTTTAAACATCCGCGCAAAGTCTGTTGGTGAAACAGCAGAACCTGCTTTAACCTGTATGGGTTGTGCGGAAACGAATTATATAGAAGTTGATTTAACATCACTTGACATAGTTCAGAACGAAAAACATTCTAAAAAACTTGAACTTGGTGATGGTAAAGGTATTGTAATGAAATACCCCACACTTGCAATGGAATCTAATTTTACATCTCAAATGTTTTCACCTGACAATATAAAGTTTGCCGCTGAATGTATCGATTCAATATATGATGGAGATAATGTATATAAGTATACTGATTATTCGTTGGACGAATTAGTAGAATTTTTAGAAAGTTTAACACATCCACAATTTGACAAGGTATTAGAATTTTTTGATACTATGCCAAAACTGCAACACACAGCAGAATTTAATTGTAAAAAATGTGACCTTAAAAATCGGGTGGTGTTGGAGGGAATCCGTGATTTTTTTCTCTAAGCCTCTGCCATGAGGCACTAACTTCTTATTATAAAACAAATTTTCAATTAATGCAACACCACAACTATTCATTAGAAGACTTAGAAAATATGATACCTTGGGAAAGAGAAGTATACCTCACACTTGTAACACAATTCGTCAAAGAACAAAATGAAAAAATAGAACAATTAAAATAAATGGCAAATATAGAAGAACGAATTAAATCGATGCAAGAGGCAGTTGAAGACGCCAAGAGGGGCGTTCGCGCTACCATGACGGTGGAAGAACTCAGCAGAGAATCTATAAGAGATATAGTTAAAGAAGTATCAGAAACTAATACAGCCCTTGATGCGGTATTTAACGAAGGAACTAAAGAAGTAAGTGTTAACACCAGGCATCTTCGTTCAGAATTAATGAAACTTATAGAAGGTGGTGGTGATGCAAGTAAAGAAAGATTAAAAGAGATAGAACAAAAAGCAAGAGATATTGCTCAAGTTGCATTAGAAGAATCACCCGAAGAAGCAGAATATTTAGGTCAACTGGCCGCAAATGTTCAAGGAGCGGCAAGAAAAGCAAGAAAAGCCGCCAGTGGACTAGGTGGAAATATGATAGGTGAAAGTTTGTTCACAGGAATTTTCGGTCAACAATTTGGCGGATGGTTGTTATCTCCCGGACAAAAAAGAGGACGAGGACAAGCAGAAACACTTTTAGGCCTTCGACAAAACGAACTTGAAACCCTAACAGGTGGAGGCGGAGGAGAAACTCCAAGTGAAGTTGCTGAAGAAAAAAGAGAACAAGAAATTCGTCAAGTAGAGGTTGAGAGAAAAGAAGACACAGTAATTACTCTACTTAATAGAATATTACTCCTTCTAGGAAAAAATGGTGTATCAGACGGAGATA